GTCGGGGGATGAGTAGTAGGGGACCCACACCTTCATTTGGCCAATTTTGAAAATTTCCCACGGCCAATCGCCAATTCGGCCTGAACCCGGCAATTCTTGCCTAGTTGAGCCTCTGGTCCTATTGCCCGATTAAAAATGAAAACCCTTCCGATAGGATCTAACTCTATTGTTTTACCAACGACTTATCAACTTATCGACAAAATTACTCATAGATTTCTTCATACCCTTTTTTATCCTGTCAGTGTGTGCAATGCCCAAAGTGACCAAATCGTCAGACCCCAATATCCTTAATGTTTTTGATAATCACCTCCCATAGCTATAGGGAAAAGTCCCATTGCCTCTGATAGTTTCCAAGCCACTGTCAATATTGTCCAAACTTTCTTGTTGACACTACCCAAAGATCCAAGTTTCTTAAGTCCAGATGAAACCACAACCATTAACTAAACTGCAACTAAAGCACATATTGGCCACCTACGGCCACGACCCAGTCACCGGAAGTGTCTTCAACATAGAGACAAGTGTCATTATGAACGACCGGGCCACGTTCCACATCTACTTTCCTGACGGGACCAAGACCAATATGCCCATCAAGCGGGCCGCTTACATCCTTGCCTTCCGCAAGGCTCCAATCGGTTATGTAAGGACACGCCGAGGTACAACCGGATTGGCACTTGCCAACCTGATCGAGGAGCGTTACACAAGGCCCTATCCCAGCGTGGAGGAAACAGCATGAGTAACCCCGACGACGCCCTGCCTCCGCCCCACCCCTTGTTCCCTAAAAAGGAGAAGATGGACATTGGCCCCTTGCCCACCACCCGCCGCCGCGCCTACCAGCCCAGCCATGCCGTAAAGGCCCAACGCAAGAAGAGCCTGGAGAAGGCCAACCGTGAGCGCGATAAGCTCAAACTGAAGCGGGAAGTGGCACGCGAGAAGATCAAGAAGGGCCTGCCGGTCACCGAGGAAGAGGTCCTGGCCGCCGGCCGTAGCTTCGGCTACCAGCCCAAAGGCGGGCCTATTCCGCGGGATAAGATATCGACCGAGCCCGACGCTGCAATTGTCCTTAAACCGCAAACGATCAACGCCCTGAGGGTCATTGTCGAAGCGACCGCAGCCGCCTCGGCCTACAATCCGATCCAAGGGTTGCTCGACGAGCTGAAGGACCCAGACTTGTCGGCCAAAGACCGTGTGGCCATCCACAAGACGCTGCTCCCCTTCTTGATGCCCATGTTGTCCCCAGCCAAGGAGGAGCACGTTGAACAAGCTCCGCAGCAAGGAAAGGTCGTGATCAAGAACTTTGTCCTGCCAGAAGCCGCCTTGGGCCCCATCCACCAGAGTAAGCGCGACGCTTTGGCCAATGCCGTGGACCGCGAGGACCAGAGAGACGACGCCGAGGCTCGACGTTTGATGGAACCAACCGTCTACCCCAAAGCCAGCGAACCTTCTATTTCACCTTCAGACGACCAACCTGACGCACAAGAATGAATCCCGTAAACCACACCCTTGAACTGCTTCACATGCTCTGCGACGGCCCGACCACCTACAAGGTGATGGACCCGATCTTGGACCCAGGTGTGTTTCTCCAAGACCTTGGCCTTGTAATCATTGGACACGGGGTCATCTGCATCACCCCGCTCGGTGTTGCTCTGCACGACCGTCTCCTTTCCGATCTATGAGCCGCGTCAAAGCCAGTGCCACCGGTTACAAAGCCGACCCCGCCACCTACGAGTTTAACAAGTTGCGTGACCGGCTTCGCCAGGGCCTCAAGGCCGTCATCCGAGGTAAGTCGTCCATTGCGAGTCAGAAAGACTGGCGCGCGATCAAGTTCCTGCTTTGGTCCGCCAAACGGCTGGGCATCGACCCAATGGATGGCCTCAACTGGAACATTGACCACCTCAACCCACTACATCACCATGACCTCACAACCAATGCAGGTAGGTCAGTAGTCAACCAGCCCCTGAATGTCCGGTGGCTCAGTGCCAAGGAGAACAAGTCTCGGCAGGACACTCCGCTCACCGAAGCGGAGTTCCTGATTCACCACACCCTTGTTGCCCAGTGGCAGGCTGAAACCAAATCCAAATGAGCACCCCCAAGCGTAAGGCCAAGGTCGTGACGGAGGATGTTCAGCTTCCAGCCAACAACTGGCAGCCGCGGTTCTACCAGCTGGCCTTCTGGAAGTATATGCTCGCCAAGAGCTGGGGCGCACGGGCCATCCTGTGTCACCACCGCCGTGCGGGCAAGGACCACGTTGCCATCAACTGGACAGCTGTGGCCAGCCAGATGCGTGTGGGCCTGTACATCCACGTGTTCCCCTACGCGAACCAGGGCCGACGAATCGTCTGGGACGGTATCGACTTCAATGGGAAGAAGTTCCTCGATGCGTTCCCCAAGGAACTGATCGCCCGCAAGATGGACCTGGAGATGAAGCTGTATCTGACCAACGGCTCGATCTACCAAGTGCTCGGCGCGGACGACCCTGACAAGCTGGTTGGCATCAACTGCATCGGGGCCGTGTTCTCCGAGTACGCCCTGATGGACCCGAAGGCGCTCAATTTGGTGATGCCTATCTTGAACGAGAACGGTGGCTGGGCCGTCTTCCCAACCACCCCTCGCGGCAAGAATCACTTCCATGACCTCGTGCTCAACGCCCAGCGCGACCCAAACTGGTTTGTTTCCATTGAGACGATCGAGACGACCAAGGCCGTAGATCCGGCGGTCATCGAGTCCGAGCGTGCCCGTGGTGTGGATGAGCCCTTGATCCAGCAGGAATACTTCTGCTCGTTCGATGCGGGTCTCAGCGGGGCCTACTACGAGAAGCAGATGGCCGACCTTGAAAGGGCCGATCGGATCATCAACATCCCCTACGAGCCCGCCTTGGAGGTTCACACCGCCTGGGACTTGGGCATCAATGACACGACGGCCATCTGGGTCTTTCAGGAAGCGCGCGACGGAATCCGGATCATTGACCACATCGAGGACCGTGACCGGCCGATTGCCTACTACATCCAGAAACTGCGCGATCGTGCCGCCATGAACCAGTGGGTCTACGGCCGCCACTACGGGCCACATGATGTAATGCAGCGCGACTTGTCCACGGGCAACACGTTGTATCTGACTGCGGCGAACTTGGGCCTGCGGTGGACTGTTGTCCCAAGGATCGACGACCTGCGGCACGGTATCGAGGCGACCCGTCAGCTCTTGGTCCAGTGCTGGTTCAACAAGAAGACTTGCGCAAAGGGCATCGAGGCGCTCAAGTCTTACCGTAAGCAGTGGGATGAGAAGAACAAATGCTACCGTGACAAACCCCTCCACGACTGGTCATCCAACACCGCCGACGCCCTGCGCACTTTGGCGATGGGAAGACGGGCGCTTAATCCCAATCGCAAGAAACAAACCGTGGAGGCAACGACGGATCTTGCCTCCTACAATCCAATGTGAACAGTCCGACCATGCAGAGGCCCTACGACTTCTTCCAGAGTTTCGTGGATGCCCACCTCAAGGCCAAGATTGATCCCAGTCCGGTAGTGGAGCACTGGTTGTCCACCGGCTACATGTTCTCCACGCCACAGGCCCTGATGATCGGTGGCAACGATCCGGACAACCCCAAGGACCCCGACACTTGGTTTGTATACTGGGCCGAGGTCCATCCGGATCTCAAGCGCGACAAGCTTGCGGCCCTTCGGTTCTTTCTCGACTGGATGCCCTATCACCGGAAGAACATTAAGTTCAGCCGAGGAGTGGATGGGAACTTTGACAGCAAAATATACTCGACGGAGCGAATGCAGAAGCTTATTGGTTCAAGGCATATTCGACCATGAGCTTCTCCAAACCAAAGACCCCGGCCGTCACCCCCGCCCCTCAGGCAGCTCCGGCCCCGGCCACCACGGCCACGGCTCCGGTCAACGACGTGGTCAATCAGACCATCGCCACGCGTAAGAAGCAGTCCACCCTACTGGCCAGCGCACCGTCCGCTAGCCAAGCTCAGACCCTCCTCGGCTCCCCCATCAAGTGATCAACGATCTCGCCAAGCGTGTTATTGGTCGGCACGAACGCATGGTGCGCGACCGCGGAACCTTCGACGCCGTCTTCCAAGAACTGCGCGAACTTTGTCGTCCCGATACGAACGACTTCAACTCTGGCTCTCAGGTCCCAGGTGACGCCCGCCGCCGCATCTACGATGGCACGGCCCCGTGGTGCGCGGACATGCTGGCCTCAGGCCTGCATAGCTACCTGTCCAATCCTGTTGACCGTTGGTTCAGCCTTGGCATTCCAGGGATGCCGCTTCAGGAACTTGCCTTTGAGGAGAAGGCTTGGTTGGAGAAGGTGGCCGACAAGATGTATTCTCACTACTCGGCCCCCGGCTCCGGTCTGAACCCCGCCTTGCACGAGTGCTACATGGACCTGAGCACCTTCGGAACGAGCGCAATCTACCATTGGATGGACGAGCGTAAGCTCAAGTTTCGCAGCTACCCCCTGTCCACCGTCTTCATCGACGAAGATTCCAAGGGCGATGTGAATGTCGTTCACCGGATCATCAAGTGGACCGTTGAGCAGGTCGAGCAGGAGTTCGGTCAGCTCACGGCCAAGCTGGCCAAGATGAAGGAGACCGATCAAGTGACTGTCATCCATTCGGTGTCCCAGAACGAAGCATTTGAATATGGACAGCGCGGCCACGGCAAGCGTCGTTGGAAATCGTGCTACGTGTGCAAGGACACGAACGAAGTGCTCGACGAGTCCGGCCTCGACTGGATGCCCTACCTTGTTCCCCGCTGGACCAAGCTGTGCGGCGAGAAGTACGGCCGTGGGCCAGCCATGTCGGTCCTTCCTGAGATCCGTATGGTGAACGCCATGTCGAAGACGATGATCATCGCCGCACAGAAGATGGTCGATCCTCCGCTCATGGTCGAGGACGACGGCTACATGCTGCCCATCAAGTCTTCGCCAGGCGGCGTCAACATCCGTCGTCCAGGGGCCGGTCCCATCGAGGCCCTGCCGTCCCCGCAGCGCATTGACATCGGCATCGAGATGATCGAGCAACGCCGAGAGATGATCCGCCGCGGCTTCTACGTGGACTGGATCGTGCGCGGCCAGAAGAAGGAACGTCAGACGGCCTTTGAGGTTAGCGACGAACGCAACCAGATGCTCAGTCTCATGGCTCCTATCGTCGGTCGCCTGCAAGAAGAACTCCTCGGCCGGATGCTCACCCTGTCGTTTAACTACCTCGCGCGCGACGGACAGCTGGAAGACGCACCGGATTCAATCGTAGGCATCCCTCTGGAGGTTGCTTACATCTCGCCTGCGGCCCGTGCCCAGTCCACGGCCCGCGGTCAGGGCATGCTCGCCTACGTGCAGCAGATCTCCCAGTTGGCCCCTGTCATGCCCGGCATCCTCGACTCGGTGGACGAGGATGGCTTCAACGCCGAACTTCAGGACCAGCTTGATGTCCCCCGCCGCGTGCTCCTCTCACCTGAGGCTGTCAAGCAGAAGCGTGCCGCGCGCGAGCAGGCGAACCAGCAGGCCCAGATGGCCCAAGTCGGGCCAGCCATGGCTAAGAGTGCGAAAGACCTTGCTCAAGCACAACAGACCGGACTTACTTTAGACATATGAACACCTCAACATCATCCAGTGAGTATATGGTCGCTGTAACCCCCAGTGACTCGGTGGACCTACCCAATGGGCAGCCTCGCGGCCTCTACGTTGGTGCCACTGGTAATGTGGTTGTCCGCGACGCTGGTGGAACCAATACCACACTTGTCGGCCTTGCCGCAGGCTTGATCCATCCGATTGCTCCAGTCCGTATTTTAAGCACGGGTACAACTGCAACTGGCATCGTAGCAGTATACTGACCATGTTCATTGGACTTGGTATCTCTTTTCTCAGGGCAACGGCCTCAGTGGTTGCTGTTACGATCATTGATTGGTCAGCCACCGCCGCAACCTCCGCTTGGGCGACTGGTGCCAATTGGGTTGGGGGCGTTGCACCCTCAAACGACACCATCAGTCACACGGCACAGTTCAACCAGGCATCCTACCTAACAGGCCCAGACGCAGGCACAACGTCAGTGGAAGGAATCGTCATCGGTGCGGCTTCGGCTCCACTCACCATCGCGGGCACCGCATTGACCGTTGGCGCCGATGGCGTGGTCAATAATTCGGCCAACGC